TTCCAGCCGCCGCAACAATTCCGTCAGCCAGTAGCTCAACCTGCTCAAGGTCCGGTATACGCAGATCAGAGTTTAAACGCTCCGGGCAATCAGCCGCAGCAGTTTCAACAGCCGCAGTATGGTAGGTTTGGTCGAGGATTTATGCCTCAGAACAGATTTGGCTATGACCGTCAGATGGATCAGCTAAGGGGCGGTTATAACAGACCAATGCCTCAAATAATGCCGCAGCAAGATATGGGCTATGGCGGTGGCTATGGACGCTTGGTAGACGGCGATTGGAGTATACCTGCTACATCCGAAGTTAAATACCCTACGGCTGGTCAAACTCAAATTCCAACTTACGCACAGCCATATGTTCAGAAGCTTCAAGGTGGTCAGCAGCAATCTCCAGAAGAATATGCTCGTCAAAGAGGGTATCAATATGAACCGCCAGCACGGACGCAAGCTCAGTGGGATCAAATTAAGAGTCAGCCAGTTACCGGCTACGAATCAGCGCCTTCCTTGGGCGGTCATTTACCTGCGGCAGGTAAATATGCTCACCTTTTTGGAGAGGACGCTGACTTCGTTGCCCCGAATTTTAATTTCGGGGCAACTTCTGCACCGAATACTCAGTTATCTGGCGCTGGCGCTCTTGCAGCGGGTTTGGGTCAGCCTTATGTACAGCAGTCTCCAGATGTTCAGAAGCTTCAAGGTGGTCAGGCTCCAGCAGGCGGCAAGGGTGGAAATCCAACAGCACAATTACCACCACCTCCTAAACAAGACGGAACTCCGGGTAGTTGGAGTACTTACATCTAATGAAAAAGGCTAAGATAGCCACAGTAATGCGGGAGTTTAAAAAGGGGTCACTCAAGTCCTCATCAGGACAGAAGGTGACCAATCCGAAGCAAGCTATCGCCATCTCTTTGAGCGAAGCTAAACGAGCCAAAGAGGGTGGAATGATGGGCAAATTATTGAGTGAAACTACAGGAGAGAAGAAAATGGCTAAAGGTGGAATGTCAGGATTCCCAGTTAAGCGCAAGGGTGCAGCAGACAAGAAGACTGTTGCTATGTTAGCCAGCAAGATACTGGACGCAAAGATGGGCGCAGCGCCAATGGCTCCCCCAATGGCTCCTCCGATGATGCCTCCGGGCATGAAGCATGGCGGGTCAGTGTCTAAACGTGCTGATGGCGTAGCTGTCAGAGGTCGTACAGATCCTAAAGTTGTCAAGATGGCTGCTGGCGGTATGCACAAGATGCCAGATGGTAAGATGATGAAAGACTCAGCCATGAAGAAAATGGCTAAGGGTGATATGCCTGAAGCTCTGGCTAAACACGCTGCTAAACCCGCTTCCAAAGCCCACGCTGGTCTTAAAGCTGGTGGCTTTGTTCGTTCTGCTGATGGAATTGCTCAACGCGGTCGTACCAAAGGCAGGTTGCTTAACAAGGGTGGACGGATTATCTAATGCTGCCAAGTCGTGGGATGGGTGCTATTAGCCCAGCCAAGATCCGTAAGATCAAGAAGCGTGATGGCAATGAGCCTGTTACGTTGTATAAGAACGGTGGAAAGGTTAATGCTGCTGGTAATTACACAAAGCCTAGTTTGCGTAAGCAGATTTTGTCTCAAGTAAAAGCCGCAGCAACCCAAGGAACAGGCGCAGGGCAATGGTCTGCCCGTAAAGCACAACTTGTAGCCAAGAAGTATAAGGCTGCAGGTGGGGGGTATAAAGATTGAAAGCGCCACAGCAATCCCTGAAAGACTGGGGTAAGCAAGATTGGACCACCAAAAGTGGTAAAAAGTCTTCTGATACAGGTGAGCGATACCTTCCAAAGGCGGCAATAAAGTCTTTAAGCCCAGCGGAGTACGCAGCAACTACCCGGGCAAAACGTGCAGGTAAAGCGGCAGGCAAGCAGTTTGTGGCGCAGCCTAAGACTATTGCAAAGAAAACAGCAAGGTACAGATAATGGCTAAAACTCCTGCATGGACGCGCAAAGAAGGCAAGTCTGAGAAAGGCGGTTTAAACGCCAAAGGCAGGGCTTCATATAACGCAGCTAACCCCGGTAAGCCCGGATTGAAGGCTCCGCAACCAGAAGGTGGAAGCCGCAAGAAGTCATTCTGTGCCAGAATGTCTGGCATGAAAAAGAAGCTGACATCCGCTAAGACGGCAAATGATCCCAATAGCCGCATAAACAAAAGCCTTCGGGCATGGAAATGCTAAATGACCACATCAGGCACAGCATCATCTAACCTAGACCTCGCTAACATCATTGAGGAAGCGTTTGAGCGCTGCGGGACAGAGCTACGCACTGGTTATGATATCCGTACAGCAAGACGCAGTTTAAACCTCCTGACGGTCGAATGGGCTAACCGGGGGATAAACCTGTGGACGATTGAAGAAGGTGAGATACCGCTAGTTCTTAATCAGGTCTCATACAATCTGCCTGTTGATACGATAGATCTTCTAGAACATGTAACAAGGGTAGGAACGGGTTCAAGTCAGCAGGACTTGTCTATAACCCGTATTAGCGTATCTACATACGCAACCATCCCTAACAAGAATTCAACTGGTCGTCCTATTCAATTGTGGGTTAACCGCCAGTCAGGAGCCACCTACCCAATAGGTGGCAGACCAGAAGGCACAGACCCTACTACGGGTGTAGACCATCCTCAGATCTATGTATATCCAGCCCCAGATCAGAGCAATTATTACACATTCGTCTACTGGCGTTTACGCAGGATACAAGACGCAGGCAACGGTATTAACACCCAAGACATACCCTTTAGGTTCCTTACCTGCCTGATTGCTGGCTTGGCATACTACCTCGCCGTTAAGATAGCTCCAGACCGCATACAGTCCCTAAAGGACCAGTACGAAGAGCAATGGAAGTTTGCTGCTGAAGAAGATAGAGACAAGTCTCCAGTGAGGTTTGTTCCTCGCAGGGCTTACGTTAGTGGGTAATAGGTTTGCATCCGCCAAGAACTCGATTGCGGAGTGTGATCGATGCGGATTTAGGTTCAAGCTAACGCAGCTAAAGGCTTTGATCATCAAGACAAAGCAGGTTAATGTGATAGTTTGTCCTGAGTGCTGGGAACCGGATCAGCCTCAGTTACAACTGGGGATGTATCCAATTGATGATCCGCAGGCTGTAAGGAATCCTAGAAAGGATTTAAGCTATTTGCAGTCTGGTAATAGCGGGTTACAATTGGTTAATGGATCTGGTACGGCTGTTGATGAAAACGGCTATCCTGAAGGCGGAAGCAGAATTATCCAGTGGGGCTTTGCTCCTGTTGGAGGTTCTAGAGCAAACGATGTGGGGCTAACACCAAACTATCTAGCTTTATCATTTCAGCTAGGAACAGTAACAGTAGTTACAACTTAGGAGCTTAAAATGGCAAAAGGCGGAAAGACTAACGAACAAATGAAGAAGCTGGGTCGCGGTCTAGCTAAAGTGGCTAATCAAAAGAAGCCAGTTCGTCCTGTAAAAAAGGAAGGAATATGAGCATATATAGAGACCCTAAGTCAGTCCCTGTGCAGAAGGATAACGGATATCCAAACAATATCCCTAACACACAGACCCAGAAGACCCGTGGCACTGGAGCCGCTACTAAAGGCACTGGTCACTCGAAGAAGATGGGCTAATGGATTACACGGAGCTATCGCAGACGATTAAGGCATATTGTGAGAATGAGTTTCCACAAACAGTCAGTAGCTTTACGTCTGCCGAACAGATCAATACATTTATTGATCAGGCAGAGCAGCGGATATATAACAGTGTTCAGTTCCCTTCCATACGGAAGAACGTCACTGGGGTATTAACTGCTAATAATCAATATCTGTCAGCTCCATCAGATTTTTTGGCAGTTTACTCAATGGCTGTTATAGACACAGTCACTGATGCGTATGATTTCTTGCTTAACAAGGATGTTAATTTTATACGAGCTGCTTACCCTGTTAAGACTGATACTGGAAAGCCGGAGTACTACGCTCTATTTGGACCCACAACAACGAATACGAATCCAGCTATTGTAACAAATGAGTTGAGCTTTATTCTTGGACCAACCCCTGACTTGGCGTATGACGTAGAGCTTCATTATTATTACTACCCTGAGTCAATCGTTACTGCCACTACAACATGGCTTGGGGATAACTTTGATACAGTCTTGCTTTATGGCGCAATGCTAGAAGCAGCAGCGTTCATGAAGTCAGACAAAGACGTTATGGAAAATTATGTTTCTCGATATAATGAAGCATTGGCACTAGCTAAACGTCTGGGTGATGGAATGGAAAGACAGGATGCCTATAGGTCTGGGCAAGTACGGATACCGGTTAAATAATGCCATTTACTGGAAACTTTACCTGTGACGTATTTAAATCAGGAGTTCTTGATGGGAACTTCGATTTTGGCGTTGGCACAACAAACGTATTTAAGATAGCGCTGTATACCAACGCGGCAACTCTTGATCAGGATACCGCTGCTTACACAGCATCTGGAGAGGTTGTGGCAAGTGGGTATACTGCCGGTGGCAATGTACTATCTCCAACCTTGAGCATACTGGACGGGACTGCATTCATCACCTTTGCTAATACCTCATGGACAAGTGCATTGACCGCTCGTGGAGCGCTTATTTATAAGGTTGGTGGTGCAGCGGTTTGTGTTTTAGATTTTGGTTCGGACAAGATCTCAACTACGGTATTCCAAGTACAATTTCCAGCCGCTTCCAATACTTCAGCAATTATTAGGCTTTCCTAAAGGAGTTTCAAATGATTTCAAACAAAGCTAAATCTGTAGACAAAGTAGGTGCGTGTACCTTGCTAGGCGGATCAACAGTTTCTGCGGCTGGTGGCGCTGGCGTATTCACGATCCAATGTTTTGGACAAGATGGCAAGCTGAAATGGGAAGAAAAGAACCCAAATCTGGTTGTTAACGTAGGGCTTAAAGACATGAATGCCAAGTACTTCTCTGGGTCTGCCTACACCGCAGCTTGGTATGTGGGTCTGATTACTGGTCCCGGTCCTGCAACCATTGCTGCAGCGGATACCTTGGCTTCACACGCTGGATGGAC